TTCCTTAAACATGTAGTTGACAAAATTTGGTTTGAATGATAGGTGATTGGCAATCTTCAGGAAACACTCCCCAATGTAGCGAGGGATGGGAGGTTTTGGTTTTCCTTGAATCTGTGCAATTTCTTTGTCTTCACGATACTTAATTAAAGCAGCGAGAAACTCTTTGTTATTGACGTAGTGCTCTGACCTTTTTCTTTTGGCCATGACTGCTGTGGTAATCATAAGTTTTTATCATTATTATGTATAAATTATACCACTTATACCTATGCTTGACAAGGGGTCTGAAAAGATGTACAATAACCTTTGTCCGGGTTGATAAGATACAGCTTAGCTATTATTATAGATCTTTTCCAATATCTCTTTAGCATCATTGACATTTGAGATATATCCCATTCTCCTATTAATTTTTGATTGACTTGCACTTTCTTTATTTGATTGCCTGAGATAATTCTGATAAGTCATGATCATTTCAATATCAGAAGATTCTGTCATTGTCAATACATCTTCAATATTGATAATGAACATATCTTCTTTAGTCGTTTTAAGCCAAGGTTCTACTTTATATCCAATCACTCCAGTTCTTCCCTTTATTTCGGTGATAATGATTGGATTAGAAATAATAAGCATTGTTTTATCTTCCTCTTCGGAAGCTGCTACCTTTGCGAATATTTCTTCACCTGTTTTTAATTTGATTGTGGCATAAAAATCTTCTTCAATTCCCATTTCTTCAAACCTCTTTTCTTTTTTTCCACCACAACTTAGCTGCCTCACTTTTATTTTTTATATGTTCCTCTGAGAGTGATTTTCCTCTTCTTGAATTTCCTGATTTTGGATTTGGTTTTCCTAAATGAGATTTACTCATATTTTCTCTTGATTTTTTGGAATGAATTCTTCCTCTATTAGCATTACCAATTTTAATTTTAGTTTCTTCACTTTGAGATTTTCCTTCCATAGCACCTCCACCAATACCACCATTTGATTTATTGTGAAGAATACCCGTTCCCAAATCTTTTCTACCGAAGATGGTAATCATATAAATTTCGTGATTAAATGCTTCTTCTTCAGTTAGATTTTGTTTTAAAAATATTCTTCTCTCTTTGGGTGGTGGATTAAAAACTCTATTGGATTTTGAGTGAATACGATTTCCTTTACCTTTACCAATATAGTAAGGAGTTCCGTCTTCTCTAAGATATGCGTAAGTATAATAATTCATCATTTCTTTAATTGAATAGTGACTATATCATAATTAAAATTTTCTTCATTATAGATTTTAATTCTTTCAATGAGATGATTTAAAGTATAATTTTTTCTTGAGTTGTGAGTGCAATTATCTGCAATATCATAAAGAGTTGCTTTTACTTTATCCTTTCCTTTTCTAAGAACTCGTCCAATGCTTTGAAGATTTCGTACTCTTGATTTACTTGGTGAGGCGAAGATAACATTATGGAGATTTTTAATATTGATACCAGTAGAGAAAGTTCCATAAGAAGCAACGATAATAGCATTGTTTTCTCTTTCTGTTATCTCTCTCACCAGTTCTCTCTCTTCAGCATCTACTCCACCATGTACAAAAAATACTTTTCTATCACCTTCCTTCTGATTATTTATTCTTTCATATAAGATTGCCCCATGTGCTTCCACTCTAGAAAAAAGAACTAGAGTATTTCCCTTTAGATCTAAAGTTAAATTTGTAATAAATTTATTTCTCTGTTCGTGAGAGATTAAATATTGTATCTCATCCTCATAAGTTTCAAACTTTTGTGGTGGGTGTTTGAGTACAAGGCATTGAATATCAAGTTGTGACAGATGACCTTGTTTCATCAATTCATCAGTTCTTGTGACTTTATAAGAAGGTCCAAACAGACCTTCGAGAACCCATTTATGAGTTTGTGTTCCATCTAAAGTTCCAGTAAAACCAAAACGATATTTTGCATGATGCAGTTTGGTCATAATCTCAATCAAAGATTTGGACTTGAACAAATGTGCTTCATCCCCTATAATGCAACCATAATCTTCAAAGAAAGAACGTTCTAGTTTGTAGACTGATTGCCAAGTAGTAATTGTTACTGGATACTCATTAGTTTTTTCCCTACCAGAATAGATACGGTGGCAATATGAATCAGCATCCCAACCATAATCAAGGAAGTCCTTATACATCTGCTCTACAAGAGATGTCGTCGGAACAACTAAGAGAATTTTTTCGCCTCTATCCACATAATATCTTACGAGGGAATAAATCATCAACGATTTGCCGCTCGCAGTGGGGCTTATCAATAGTTTTCTATTATGCTTTAGGGCACCATATACTCCCTCAATTTGATACTTCCTGGGAGTATGGGCACAAATGGAATGCATGTAATCCTTGACACCTTCATAAGAGATCTGTTCATTCTCCTCATATGGGGTGCCATAGAACTTATTATCTTCAAACTTATAAGTGTATCCATATTGCTTACAGAAAGATACAATCTTATCTAGCAGACCTACATAGATCTGCTTTGATCGCATATCATACAAATGAATTTCCCCATTCCAATTCCTTCCGCGGTACTGGGGCATAAACTTTGCGTTTGGAACCTCAAACTTGAAGTGATCTCTGAGTTCAAACTCGATGTGAGGTTCCGTATTAATCTTTAAAAATACTTCGTTGGACTTTGAAATAATAATATTCGCGGTAGTATCAATCACATTTATCCATACATCTAGGAGTATTTATTTACCCCAGACCAGCATTAAATCTCATAAATTCGATTGCATTTTTAATCTGATATGTTCTGTTTTGAATCATTTTTAAAATGCTTTCGATATATGTAAGCATTGTGTCGTAATAATCAATCTTCAAACAAACAGTTGAAAGTTTTTCATCGGCATCAAGATACTTTTGCATTGTATCTTTATCTCTAATTTTTTTGGGAAATGGATCTTCTGTATAAACTTCTGGATCTGCTTTTCCGGAATAATACTCATACCTTTCGTGGCGAATATTTCTTCTTTGCTGTTCTGCTTTTTTTCTAAGTAAGAATATTGTATTATATAAGTCGAAATATTTTGCGTGAAGAACTGGAATATTTGTAGATTCGATATGGAGATTATCCATATCTATTTTTGAATCCTTTTCCCACATTTCTTGAATTTTATCAAGATCAATACTCATAGGGGATTGCCACCAAGATCTGTTATACTGTAGATAGTATACTTGAAACTTACGTCTGCTGTAAAGTACTGAATATCAGTTTCTGTAGCATCAAAGGTCACTGTTGATAATGAGTATGGAAAAAGATCTCTAAAGTTGACTTGGAATTTTGGCACCAAAGAACTTGACAAAACTTGAAGTGTCCCATCGGAGTAGATATTCGCACCCCTCTGCGCATAATAAAAATCTGCAGTTACACTCTCTCTATCCAAATCCGAAAACTGCGAAAGTTTTTCTGGATATCCTAGACCTCTTATCCAGTTTTGAACTTCCATATAATTTTCCAAATTCTCATCAACTAAAAATCTCAAATTTAAATCACCAAAAACTATTTTATCTCCAGGAATATCAATATCCTTTAGATATGTTGATTGATTGGCAATACCTAAGTTTAGATCTGGAATATTTGCTTGATTGCAGAAGAATGATACCTTTGGAGTTCTTGTTAATGTAAATTTAAATCCAGTTGGTGATAGGAAATTTCTATTTTCTATCTGACTATTTCTTGCCATCTTTTTTTAAATATTTAGATAAAAAAAGAGGGGTCCGAAGACCCCCCAGAAGAACTTTGTGAATTTAAATCACATAAGGTTCTTAACAGCAACTCTTCTGTAGTAACGGTTGGCGTTAAGGTTGAGGCCACCGAGACCCTGGTTGGTTCCTTCAGCAAATGGGTTAGCAACAAGACCATAACGAGTCTTGAAGCCAATCTTGGGCTGGAAGGTCTCCTCGCCAACAGCACGAACCATCTGGAGAGGAACGTATGGGCAATAGAACAGACCAGCATCATAAGGTGAAGAACCCTTATAACCAACAACGTAGTACTGGTTACCAGGAGTGCCGTTTGATGAGGTGAGGTTAGCCGAATAAGGATCGATATAAACACGATACTTACCTTGCAGAACACCAGCAAAGGTGTTGCCAGTGTCATCAACGTTGAGGTTAGCGTTGAGTGCTGGGGTGTAGTCAAGAACACCAGCCATGGTTAGAGCGGAAGCAACGTCTGCCGAGCAGAGGATGATGTTGCCCTTTCCACGACGAGT